TTTTACGAAATCGCTGGTATGATGCGCGCCATTGGAGAGATGCCGGAGTGGTCGAACGGGACGGATTCGAAATCCGTTGTACTGGCAACAGTACCTAGGGTTCAAATCCCTATCTCTCCGCCATACGCGAAGTAGCCGAAGCCCCCGAAAACGTTGAAGTTTTCGGGGGCTTCGTCGTTTATTGGCATTGGCCTAGGGCAGAATTAGGGCAGAATAATAGCTATCCAGGCCGCTTAGGGCCTCGTTAGGGCGGTTCTAAATCTCGACCCTCGGGTGGTAGCGTGAGGGCGCAAGACAGCTTCCAGGCGATCTGGCCTGACGTAATGCAAAGGAAGGGATATGTGGGGATATATCGTAATAGGTGCCGTTGCAGGGATATTAATAACCTTTTTGCTATTAATGATTTTGTTCTCATTCTCTCCCCTCATTGCGCAGCTGCTTGATCCGATTCTAATTTCCTTTCTCAAAGATGTGGTGGGTCCAATTTCCGCAGGCTTCGGAGGTGCGGTGGCTGGTGCTTATGCCGCATACTATTTGCAAAGAAAAGCGCAGCTAGAAAAAGCGGACAATGACTCTGCTCGTGTTTTATATATGGCAAAATTTCTTTTTATTGAAAAAATTAACGAGATTCTGTCGATAAAGCAGCAAGCATTCGCACCGCACTTTGATCATAAAGCGCGCTTTAGTATAATTGGCCAGCTGCCTGATAGAGAAATGTCCGCGCAACCGGTTGATCATAATCTTATTGAGCTACTCGTTGCCCAAGGTGCAAGCAAGGCTGTAAGTGATGTATTCCTCGCTGAAAAAAGGTATATAGCATGTTTTGCCAATTTCAAGGCTCGTAACGCAATGATTACGAGTTATCGAGAGGTTGCAAACACTGTTCCTCCTAATGAAAATCTTGTCGTGAATTTTGACCAGATTTGTCGAGTAGTAGATGCCGGTATGATTATCGCGCTATATGATTTTACGGAAGGTATGCTGAAGAATGTTGATGCCACTATCAACTCGATGCGAGACGCCTTGAGTGGGATTGGTGAGGCCCTTGACAGACGAATGAAGGACAAGGGCTTGCCGAATGTAGAAATTGAATTCCCCGAAATTGAATTGGTTAAGCCTGCGCCTCCTCCATTTTTCACAAAGGAATCGTTGACGGAATTTGTGATGAACTCAAAGCGCTAACCGCTGGTTTCTACTTCTTTAACTAACACAGTAAATCCCATCATGCGAGACACTATTTCAGACATGCTTTTTGTATCTTTGGAGATCCAGCGCCCGTAATGCTTGCGGACCATCGTCGTGTCGCCATGACCTAGTTGGCGTGCCACCCACTCAATAGGGACATAGCTCGACAGTGCTTGGCTCGCGAATGTGTGACGCGTCTGGTTGGCACCTCGATGCCGAACTCCTGCTTTCTCAAGATGCGCGGTGAACCAGTTGCTTACGGTCTTGCCGTTCCACAGCAGCCCGCTTGTGGAGCTGCGAAACAGGAAGCGAACCCGCTCCTGCTTTTTGGTGATGTTGTCGCGCTGGACCACGGTAACGAGTTCCGGCTCAGTCCGCCTGGCGTCGACCACGATGGCGGTCATCAGCTCCAGTGCCGGCGCGATCAGCTCCACTGTACGGATCCGTGAACGTTCCTTTGGCACTTTGAACTCGCCTGCAACCAAGGCGCGCCGGACGGTTAGGGTGCCCGCCACTAAGTCGACATCCTCTACTGCTGCGGCAATCAACTCGGACAGTGACAGCCCGGCCCAGCAGTTGAAGACTATCATTCGTGTGTCAGGGCCTCGATCGGGGTCGGTCGCGGCGATCCTGTCAATTTCGCTCCGAGTAAAAGGGTCGGCGAACTCGCTATCGTTATCTGACTGGATATTCTCAATGCGCTCTAAGGGATTGGATTTTATGATCTCGTCGCTGAATGCATCGCTCCAAACCCCTCGCACTATTGTGAATATATCATTTACAGTTTTAGGGCTAAGGCCTGTGGTGAGTAATTCTGCTTGGAATAACTCAAGATCGCTTTTGGTGATTCTTGAGATTACCTTGTCTCCAAACTTTCGCCTTACATGTTCGGACTTGCTCTTGTAATTGATGAATGTGCTGTGAGCCTTTTTGATTTCCGCAACTTCCAGCCAGCGGGCTATACCCTCTTCGACCGTTCGTTTGGCTGGGTCGTTCGGTAGTTCCAGCCTGGCTTTCAGCCACGTTGACTCGGGAAAGTGTGCTGCGTAGTCGAAACGGTTCTCCTTGATCTCAGCGAGGATAGTCCGGCGCTTGTTGTCCGCGTAGGCAATCGCCGCCTTGTTGATCTTGGTCACGTTACGCAGCGGCTCGCGTCGGCGCTCGCCTTCATACATGAAGGCGATCCGCAGGAGGTTGCCATTGATGTCGATGCCTTTCGGGAGTGCGACGACACCTGGTGGTAGCTTCTCTTTCATGGGTGGCCGGCCATCCACCTTTCAATCTCGACCCGGTTGTAAACAATCACATTCGCTGGGTCGGTGCGCCATTGTTTTTCCTCAAGCCAGATTCCGCGATCGCGATATTTGCGGACGGCTTCGGTGCTCAGTCCGAACACGGGAAACAGTAGCTCCTTCCTAATCCATACTGCGGGTGTGATGAGAAGTTGCACGGCTTCGGAAGTCTGATTGCTTGCTTCGTGGATGGGTTTAACTTTTTGCTTGGCCATTAGATACTCTCCGACTTACCGAAGCGGGCGCAGTCTCTGCACCCGTTGGAGTTGTTTAGCGGCCACGTTGGCCATATAGGATTCCCACTCAACATTCTTCCGCTGCTGCCGGATCTTGCTGCAGGTGGCATGGTTGCGGTTCGAGCGTGCCTTGCCGCAGATGTCGCAGATCGCGGGTAGGTCAAGGCTGTGGGTGGCCATTCGTGGCCGGGTGCTGGTTATCGGTTGAGTGGAGTTAGCCATGGCACAATCCCACCAAGCCGGTTAATGCCCACCAAAGTTCTTGTGCAGCCATGAAGCCGGCGCCGGCGGAGAATCCCAGTAGAGCGGCTTTAATCGGCATGTGACACCTCACGACCGGAGAGGGAGTTATTGAGGTCGGGCTTGCAGCCCTCCGCTTTGTCTAGGCCGTGTACGGGCGTGCTGCCCGGGGTGGGGTTGCCGGCGGCCTGGATGCCGATCTCGGGCTTGCAGCCCTCGGCGTTTACCTGGCAGTGGCGCTCGATCTTTGTGTTCACAGCCAATACCTCTGGTGGGCGCGGCGGGCGTTCGGGCTCAGGGCCAGATGCTCATAGCCGGTGACGTTGTTAACTGTCGGTGACGTGCTTTTGGCTGGCTCTGCTAGCGGGATTTGCCGGTGCAGTTGGATCATCGCGAGGGCAAGTGCGAAAGCCAGCAGCACGCTGATCAATTGCCACGTGCGTGTTGGGTCACCCATGCCAGCTCTCCATGTGTTGTTGAATGTGCACGTCACAGGGTGCGTCTGTTTCATCCGGTGTCCTGGTCACGCCCGAGTGGGATGCTTTAAATCCCATGCGTAGTGTTCTGGTCACGAACAGGTAGCGGCTTGCGTGCTTGAAAAGCTCGTTCGCGGAAATGGGGCTCACGCTTTGTTCGCCATTCAGCACAGCATCCAGACGGGTGCGGTACAGCCCGGCCTGCCCGAGCCAAGCGGCTGCGTGGGGCGTGGCCGTCATGCTGCTACTCCTGCACTGGCGGGAGTGGCACGCAAATGAGCGTGCATGCGTGTGGCCAGGTCGTCGATGGCCTGAGCCTGCTCAGCTGCTCGAGCGGCGTTGGGCTGCGACTTAAGCGCCTGCAGGGTTTGCTCGGCGAGGCGGAGTGTGGTGGCGGTGCTCCGCAGCTTCTCGTAGTCAGCTTTGGTCACGGCCATCCCTGTGTATGACAGGATCCGGGCCTCTAGTTCGGCGATCGTGTCGCGCCGGGCGTTCATGGCGTGGACATATGACTTCTTCGCGGCCGCTAGCTCGGCCTCCTTTTCGGCGAGTTGCTGCTCCAGCTGGTTCACCAAGTGCTTGCGGATACCTTCCTGCCAGCGTTGTCCATCGGCTACTCCTTCGGCCCGTGCGCGGCGGCGGGCTGTCGAGAACAGGAAAGGGAGGATAATCAGTGTGACAAGCCACAGGATGCCCATGGCGAGAACTTGTTGGTGCGGTTGCATGTGCTGTGCTCCTCGTGCCGGGCACCAAGCCGCGAATGTGGTGATGGCTTGGTGTCGGCGTGAGCCCCTGAAGGCCGGGGCCGCCTTATTTAGGCCGACTGTCTCTGTTGGCTGTCGAGGTAGTCGGCAAGGTCGTGGAGGTAGATCACGTACTGCGCTCTGGCAGAGCTGTGCAGTTTTTTTAGCGTCAGCTTGATCTGCCCTTTCTGGATCAACTCCCTGAACCGGCGATCTGTCTTGATGTGCGGGAAGTAGTGTTCTCGCACCGCAGTCAGTGTTGGGCAGGGTGTGGTCCATTGGGTGCGCAACTGGTCAAGCGTCTTGCTCATGCATGCTCCCCATGCCCCTCGGAAATAGGCCTGAGCTTGTTGCGGACGGCTTGGGCGAGGTGGTCTTTGCAGCTGCCAGTAGCGGCTGCGCAGACATCGCCTTGATCGTTGGTGACAACTGCGCCAAAGGGGCGGGCTGGGTTGGTGGTGAGGATCACGTACGCGACCTGGTCGGCGCCGATAACGTCGTTGACGCAGTCCTGTGCATCCATCAGGGCGATGGTTTGTTGCGATTGTTCGCCTGAGTCAGCCCGGCCATTGGCCAGATCTTCGAGGAAGTTGCGCAGGGCCATATACTTCGACGTGTCGGCGCGTTGCAGGGTGATCGAGCTGGTAAGTGGTCCGAATTTCACCGTGAGGTGGTGAGCGCGGCTGTCGTTTTCAACTTCGAGCTGAGCGTTCATGGTGGTTTCGGGCCGGCGTAGGGCGCATGTCGCTGCGCCGCCCCCCTCCAGCGTTCTTTGAAGCAGCATGACGCGGCTTAGTGGGATGGTGAATTCGCTCACGCTGCACCCCCTGCGGGTACGGCGCGAACCAGCCCAGTTGGTGAGACGATCAGTTGTAAGCCAGTACGGCGCTGGAAAGCGTCGACAACGGCTGGGCGAGTGCAGGTAGTGGGGTGCAAGTAGACCTTGCACCCTTCCGCATGCTGTACGGTTGGCATTTCTGGACCTCGATGGTGAGAGGGTTGCGGTCCAGACAATACTTAAACGAATTTGCTTGGTCAATACCTATTCGTATTGATCGTGTGGGCGGTGCTGCTAGAAAATTTCTACTTTAGAGATCACCACGCCACAGATTACCGCGTCTTCTGGCAGCTCAATGATCGGGTCGGGCCATGACGGGTTCAATGGCTTAAGGAATCGTCGTTGGCCCTCAAAGACTACCTGTTTAAAGGTCGCCTCCCTGCTGTCCGCGAGCTTCGCAATGACGAGGGATCCGTTCTCATAGTCTTTATTGGGATCAACGAAAATTATGTCCCCTTCCCGGAAGGAGCGCCGCTCATGTGGGTTAAACATTGACAGCCCTCTCACCCGCAGCGCGAAGGTGGCACTGCTATGAGATACGGCGCATGGCATCCAGTGCTCTACATCCTGCAGTTCGAGCACATCTTGCATCTCACACCAGCTTCCTGCTTGGACCCAAGATATCAGCGGTACAAAGCCCCGGATGTCAGGACCACGTTCCACGTTGGACTGCGGACCCGTATGGATCTCAGCTGCTTCGCCGCCCTTCCAAAGCCACTCAGTTGTGACGCCTAGAGCCTTGGCCAGCTTTTCTACATTCGCCTGGCGAGGGCTTGCAGACGTGCCGGTGAGAATTCGGTGGATGGTGGGCTGAGGAACCCCGGAGCGTCGTCCTAGCTCACCCTCAGACCACTCAAGCTCATGCATCCGCTGTGCTACGCGCTTTCCTATCACGGTGATTGCTCTGATTCGTTTACGTATCGGAATTGTATTGCTCTGTTTAATTCGTTTGGGTATTATAATTCCAATTCGATAACGCATCGGTGGGTGCAATGACCATTCAAGAGATGCTTCAGAAACTGATTGATCTGGGGTTTTCGCAGCGTGCGATCGCAGATCGGGTCGGGGTTACTCAGCCGACGATCTACCGTGCAACGAAGGGAGCGGCAGTCCGCTATGAGGTGGGTAAGGCAATTGAGCTGTTCTACGAAGAGCAACTCAAGGTCGCTGAACGGCGACAAAAGTAAGGATCACTGAGCTGGGGCCTCTCACCACAAGAACTCCCCGGCTCAGCGTTGACGGTGCAAAGCACCCATAAATCCCCGCCATCCGGTCCCTCTCACCACAAGACTCGCCGGATAGCTCGAACCGCGTGAAATGCCCGCACAGCACGCAAAGCAAACACATCGGTCGTGGTCGTAGGATAGGTCGTACCCGACCCTATGGCTACACCGTTAATTGAGGTTTAACGGTTATGAGTCGCATCAACACTCTGCCGGACTCTGGTCCGGCCCTTTCCCTGCGCCATGCGCTTTACCGCGCAGGGCGCGAATACAGAGGCGGCATCACCACTCTGGCGTTTGACATGGGCATGGACCTGGATGCCCTGCAAAAGAAGCTAAAACATGATGAAGAGCGACGCTGGTTGAACCCAGACGAGTTTGAAGAAGTGTTGCAGTGGACCTCTGACAAGCGCGTGCTGGATGCGTTGGGCAGGGCGGCAGGGGTGGTCTGGTATCGTCCCCAGCCTGTGCCTGCGACTAATGAGCAGCTCAAGGCGGTTGCTCATTTGCTGGAGGAAGCCGCTCAGTTCGTCAGCAGCATGCATGAAGGCGCAGCGGACAACGTATGGGAGCTGCACGAAGTCCAGAGACTGGAAGCGTGCGGCCTGGACGTGATCCGGCAGGTATTGGCGATCACCGCCGGTGCCCGCAATGCAATGGAGGATCAGGTTAATGGCTAACGTTCCTGATCCGCTCGACATGGCCGCTGAGCAGGCCGAGTACTTCCTGCAGATGGCTCTGCAGCGCCATACTCAGCGCCCGGTTAAAGCCAGCGCTCAGTTCTGCGAGGACTGCGAAGACGCTATCCCGCTGCTGCGTCAGCAACTCGTCCAGGGCTGCGAAACCTGCATCAGCTGCCAAGAGCTGCGGGAGCGGCGCAGATGACCGACCGCCCTACACCAACAATGGCCGAGTGGGCGCGGCGCTATGTCGACGCTTTCGGTCTCGCGCTGGTACCTATTGAACCGGGCGAGAAGGCACCCAAGGGCAATGGTTGGAACAAGCCGGGTGGCTACTTCACTGACGCCGCCGAGGCCGAGGGCTTCTGGCAGCAGCACCCGAGTCATAACCTGGGCGTTGTGCTGGGGCCGAGCCGGGTCTGTTCGCTGGATGTTGATGATGTCCCGCTGACTCGGTTGGCCCTGCAGCAGACGCTGGGTCTGGACGTTGACGCCCTCGCGGCTGCGTATCCAACGGCAGTGGGCAACCCTCTGCGCTTTCGCATCCTGTTCAGGGTGCCGGCAGGCGTTGAACTGAGTCGCCACTCGTTGGTGTGGCCTAACCAGAATGACCCTGACGGCAAGATCTACAAAGGTTTGATGGTCCAGGTCAAAGCAGCTAAGGATGATGGTGATGCTGCCCGCGAGGCGGCGTTTCGCATGGCAGCCGAGCCGTTCAAGAAGATCACCGTTTTCGAGCTGCGCGGCGGTCTGGTGCAGGACGTCCTACCACCGTCGATTCATCCCGACACTGGCAAACCTTACACCTGGCGCAATCCACCCTCAGCTGCAGGCCTGCCGGAATTGCCCGCTGAACTTCTGGCCATCTGGCAGGGGTGGGATGCATTCAAGCACCAGGCCGACGCGGTTTGCCCGTGGCAACCGCAACCAGTCGTTGCAACAGCTCGCGCACCTGAGCGCTCGAAGCCCACGTTGGTCCGATCCGGGCAGCCGTTGCCCGAGGTCATCCCGGAATTCAATCGCCGGCACGACATTGCCACATTGATCGAGGCGCATGGGTACCAGCGGATCGATGGTAAGTGGCTCTGCCCGCAGAGCAGCAGTGGCCTGCCAGGCGTCACCATCAGCGATGGCAAGTTGTACTCGCACCACAGCTCTGATCCGCTGGGCAACGGCCACAAGAATGACGCATTCGACGTCTACTGCATCTTGGTGCATGACGGTGATCGCCGGGTGGCTACCCGAGAGGCGGCGCGGATTCTTGGTATCGATGCGAAGTCGCGGCCACCCGCACCGCCGCCGCACGGTGAGCTTCCCCATGCCCCATCAATCGATGAGCCAGCAGGCGCGGCGACGGACCCGGCTGGTGAGGTCGATGAGCTTCCCCGTACCCCATCGGACGAAGCAGCGTCCAGCTCGGCCGGCTCCTCGGCCTCAGGGGGTGAGGGGGCGGATGGGTTGGTGTTGAAAGCTGCGTTGCGGCGGTTCGCGTTGGTGGAAGGCTCGACCAACGTGTGGGATCTCGACAAGGCTCAGTCGATGAAACGGGCCGGCTTTGAAGCTCTGGTTGGCAAGGCTCTGGCGAAGCAGTGGATTGATCGCACCGACAAAAAGCTGATGTCCCTCGATAAGGTCAAAGAGCTGGAGCAGGTAAAGCGCTTGGCAGCGAAAAAGGGTGGGGCGCTCAAGCTGGATCCCATCGAGCGGTACGTCTACATCGACGGCACCAAGGATGTATGGGATCGGGAAAAGAAGCGGCGGATCCCCGAGGGCGCGGTGAAGATGGCCTTAGGCGATGAGTACAAGTGGTGGTTGAACAGCCAGGACCGACGTGTGGTGGATGTCGACCATATCGTCTTCGACCCAACCATGACCAAAGACCCAGCCGTGTACATCAACACTTTTGAGGGCTTGCCGCTCGAGCCTGTTCGCAACGACGCGGCATGCGAGAACCTGCGCTGGCTGATCAGTTTTTTGTGCAACCACGATGCCGAGGCGCTGGACTGGCTGATCAAGTGGCTGGCCTACCCGCTGCAGAACATGGGCGCGAAGATGGATACCGCGGTGCTGTTCCATTCCACGATGGAAGGCTCCGGCAAGAGCCTAATGTTTGCCGATGTGATGGGGGAACTCTACGGGCAGTATGGCGCGACGGTGGGGCAGACGCAGCTTGAGGGCAACTTCAACGCCTGGCAGAGCAGGAAGCTGTGGGCGGTCTTTGAGGAAGTCGTCAGTCGCGACCAGCGCTACAACCAGGTGGGCAAGATCAAGCACATGATCACCGGCAAGACGGTGCGCATGGAATCGAAGTTCATCAACGGCTGGGAAGAATCCAACCACATGAACTCGGCGTTCCTCAG